CTCTCCATACGCCAATCAAGTAACTGTTGCCGTAGTTCCTGTTCCTGCTGCAGTGCAACCATTTTTGCCTCCTGCTCGGAATTGAGATACTCCAGGAACTTTTCCCGTTCCTGCTCATTGAATGCAGCATTCATATCGGCCTTCGCTGCCTGCAGTGCTGTCTCAAGGCTGATGCTCTTTTCATATGCCTGCTGGTCGATAGCATCTTTCAATGCCTGCTCTTGAGCAAGGCTTGCCGCATATAACGCATTTCGCTCATCGTACAATGCTTTTGCTTTTGCTATGCTTTCCGCATTGCCTGTACGCTCTGCACTTGCTCTCAACGCCTCTGCTTCCTGCACCGCCTGCAGCTGCTTGCTCAACATCTCGTCAACAGCCTTCATACGTGCTTGCTTCTCTTGGTCAATCTTCGCAAATACTTGGTCGCTGCCCTTTAGGCCTGCAGTCGCTATGTCTAAGCTCATCTTGTCGAAGTTCTCTTGCAAGTCCTTTGTTGCCTTGCCTGCTCTGGTCAAAGCTTCCGAAACTCTGTTGACTTCACTTTCGAGCTGGCCGAAACCTCTACTGCCGCCGCTGCCTCCACTACCTACAGAACCTACCTTCGGGACTGCTAACCCCGATAAATTTACAGTGCCTTTCGGCTTCTTCGGTGCTGGGGCTTCTTCTGTTGGGGCGATTGTCTTGCCCTGCACCTGTTTCGGCGCGGTCTTAAACACTTTGCTGAGGAAATCACAAGCCTTCTGTGCAAAATCCCTAAAATACTTCAAAGCATTATTCAGCCATGCTCTCAAATCGTTCACCCACTCAGGGCAGTATCCTGCGAACTTATTAAACATATCGCCGACCATCTCAACAGCTCCGTCTGCCATTGCATGAATCAGCATCACAATGCCTTCGGCCATCTTTATAACAGCCTGCAGGACTATGTTCACCGCTATTGTTACGGCCTGTACTAACTCGTCCCAATACACAACAACAACACCAATGGCAGCTCCCACCAATCCCAACGCACCAATAACGGGGAGGCTCACACCGATAAACGTTGCCATTGCTGCAGCTGCAGCAATCAATCCACCGACAAGCACAGTACCTAACACTGTACCAACCGCCGCAATGCTTGCTACAAGGGCAGGTGGAACGCTGTCCTTGATAACATCTGTAAAGCTCTTTCCTGCATCCCTGCCAGCCTGCAAGGCCTGTGTGAAATTGCCCAGCTCTGTGCCTACACTCTTTAAAACCGCCTTAATATCAAGACCATCTACAAGATAATCACCAATCACAGCCGCAGTAATGCCTACTGTTTCTTCAATGTTGGCGCAAAGGCCTGTAATCTCTTCAGCAGTTTTGGCCATCATACCACCATAAGTATCATTCATGCCGTCGGTCAAAACCTTTACGGCCG